TTCTCGATCGAGAAGGTCACCGTTACCGCACGTTCAAGAGCTCTGAAAGCAGAGTACTCCTTGGAACTTGCACAGGACCTCAAGGCAATCCATGGTCTGAATGCTGAGGCTGAGTTGGCAAACATTCTCTCTACTGAGATTCTTGCTGAAATCAACCGTGAAGTCATCAGAACCATCTATAAGGTTGCTGAAGCAGGTGCTCAGCAAAACGTTGCTAATGCCGGTACTTTCGACCTCGACGTTGACTCCAACGGTCGTTGGTCTGTTGAGAAGTTCAAAGGTTTGATCTTCCAAATCGAAAGAGATGCTAACGCAATCGCACAAAGAACTCGTAGAGGAAAGGGCAACATCATCATGTGCTCTGCAGACGTTGCTTCTGCATTGACCATGGCTGGTGTTCTCGATTACACCCCTGCACTCAACGCAAACCTTAACGTTGATGACACTGGTAACACCTTTGCTGGTGTTCTCCAAGGTAAGTACAGAGTCTACATCGACCCATATTCGGCAAACGTCGGTTCTGGTGGTTCGGGTGCTCAGTACTACGTCGTCGGTTATAAGGGTTCTTCACCTTATGACGCAGGTCTGTTCTATTGCCCATACGTTCCTCTTCAGATGGTTCGTGCAGTTGGAGAGAACACCTTCCAGCCTAAGATCGGCTTCAAGACCCGTTATGGCATTGTTGCTAACCCATTTGCCAATGACGGTGCTCTTGCAGACGGAACTGCTGCTGGTACTAGTGCTCTCACTGCTAACGCAAACCGTTACTACAGAAGAGTCAGAGTTACCAACCTCATGTGATTCATATTTCACATACGTAACATTGAGACCCGAAAGGGTCTCTTTTTTTGTATTTTTTTATACTTATGTAAAAAAGCAATAAATGTTAGTGAATTAACACAAAGTGTACTATATAATACAGAATGGATAAGCCGATGAATTAAAAACTCCTTCTATTCTTTGTTATTGTTCTATAATGGAGAGTGACCATGCACAATCTATATCACGCTCACAATTAGATGAGTGGAGACACTTTGAGAATACTATAGATGACCTTGCTTTGGAGCAGCAAAGACTAAATGATTACTACGAATGTTTAATTGAATGTGATGCACTGAATCAATCACAATGTAAAAAAATTTGCAGGCATATACTAGATTAAACATCGGGACCCGAAAGGGTCTCTTTTTTTCCATAAATACAAATAAAAATGCCTTTTGATAATCAAATTGCCAATAGAAATTTTTTGGCACCCTCTGGGTTTAAGTTTGTTCTATCAAAATACCCTAAGGTTTCTTTCTTCTCAAATTCAGCAGCAGTGCCAGATATCTCTCTAGCAACTGCAGTTCAACCTTCATATCTGAAGGATATTGATGTTCCTGGGGATAAGTTGCAATATGGTGATTTCACTCTAAGATTTTTGATTGATGAGAATCTAGAAAATTATATGCTAATGCATAATTGGTTAACAGGTCTGGGTACACCAGAATCTGGTGATCAATACAAAACTCTAGAAACAGATTATAATGGTGTCAGAGACCCTAAAGAAATTTACAGTGAAGGCACTCTTCATATTTTAAATAGCAACTTTAATAGAACTGCTAAAGTAACTTTCAAAGATTTATTTCCAACTTACTTGACTGCTTTAGAATTTGATGCCACAGAAGGTGACATTCAATACTTTACAGCAGAGGTGTCTTTCAAGTATACTATATACACGATTGAAACTGAAAACTAACACATCATGGATCTTGAAAAAATTCAGGAGATGTGGAGAAAAGATTCTGTCATAGATCCTGATAATCTTCATGACGAGTCTTTGAAAATTCCACAACTTCATTCAAAATATTATACACTTTATAATACAATCACTCTTCTAAGAGAAAGAGCAAGAGATTCTTATAGTAGAATAAAACTAGAACGACATAATTTCTACTCTGGAAAAGCACCAGCAGAAGTTTATGTCGAAGAACCTTTCCCATATAAGGTTAGGGAGAAAGAAGCATTACAGAGATATCTTGATGCTGATGAAAAGTTAAATGCCATCGATCTTAAGATTAGATACTACGATGTTCAACTTAAGTTTTTAGAAGAAATTATCAAGACAGTAGCAAACAGGACCTTTCAGATCAAGAATGCTATTGAGTGGCAAAAGTTCCAAGCAGGTTTCTAATGGATAACGATGAATGGATGTATCAAAATGAAGAATTTGATGAAGATCTTCCATACATAGAACTACAATTTGGTATAGATGATTTATATCATCTGTATCAATCCGTTAAATTTCATTATGAGAAATGGCCTGGTGGTCATCCAGATGAACAGAAAAGACTTGCTTACTTAAAAGACTTTTTATACAGGATTGTCTTAGAATGGAAGTTTAAAATGACTGAATAAATATCCATAGGTGATACTTATGGGTTATGTCTCATTTGATAATTTCTAAAAAGAACGAGGTATATCTTCAAGTAAACGCAGAACCACATATCTACTACGAGTTAGCAGATCAGTTTACTTTTGAAGTGCCAGGTGCAAAGTTTATGCCCCAATACCGTAACAAGTATTGGGATGGAAAAATACGTCTATTTAATACGCAGACTGGTGAGATATATGTAGGTCTGTTAGATAAAATTATAAGTTTTTGTGAGTCTCATGAGTACAGTTATGAATTTGTAGAAAATAAGTTTTATGGTTTACCTTTTGAGGTCAATGAGATGATCTCAAAGGAAGGTGTGAAAGATTATATGAATGCTATCTGTAAGTATGAACCTAGAGATTACCAAATTGAAGGTGTATACGACGCTCTAAGGCATAATAGAAGGCTGTTGATAAGCCCAACTGCTTCTGGAAAGTCTCTGATGATATACTCGATTGTGAGATATCACGTTGAGAAGAAACGAAATATTCTGATAGTCGTTCCGACGACTTCCCTAGTAGAACAGATGTATAAAGACTTTGCAGACTATGGTTGGGACGTAGGTTCATTTTGCCACAAAATATATGCGGGACGTGAAAGGGAGACTAACTCTCAGGTTATTATTACTACCTGGCAGTCCATCTACAAACTCCCTCGCAAATATTTTGCTAGATTCGATGTGGTCGTTGGAGATGAAGCACATCAATTTAAAAGTAAGTCATTAATATCTATAATGTCAAAACTTGCGGATGCAAAATTTCGTTATGGTTTTACTGGAACACTTGATGGAACTCAAACTCATAAGTGGGTATTAGAAGGTCTATTTGGTCCTTCATATAAGATTATCAGAACAGAAGAGTTAATGCAAAAGGGTCATGTTGCTCAATTGGATATTAATGTACTTCTACTGAAGCACCCAGGACATAAGTTTGAGACGTTTGAAGATGAAGTTCAATATATTATCAATCACGATAGACGCAATAAATTTATTAGAAATCTAGCATTAGATCTTAGAGGCAATACTCTTATTCTTTTTGCGAGGGTAGAGGGACATGGTCAACCACTTTTTGATTTGATAAATAACGGTAGGGTGGATGATCGTCATGTTTTCTTCGTTCACGGAGGAGTGGCAACAGAAGACCGAGAAAAAGTAAGACAGATTACAGAGCAAGAAAACAACGCAATTATTGTTGCTTCATACGGAACGTTTAGTACAGGTATCAACATTAAAAACCTGCATAATGTTATTTTTGCTTCTCCTTCTAAGTCCAGAATACGTAACCTGCAAAGTATCGGCAGAGTTCTCAGAAAAGGCAATAACAAAACAAAGGCAACTTTGTATGATATCGCTGACGATATATCCTACAAATCCAGGAAAAATTATACACTTAATCATTTGATTGAAAGAATAAAAGTTTATAACGAAGAAAATTTCAATTACGATATTGTAAACATTCCATTAAAAAACTAATATGGGCGAAGAATTCCACGCAATTATAAAACTAATATCTGGAGAAGAACTTTTATCATTGGTATGTGTTGATGATAATGATGGGGAACCAGTGCTTCTACTTCAGAACCCAGTTACTATGAAAATAGTACATAATCATT